TAAATTACTCAGATAATCCCCATACTTTGAATTAATCTGAATCCTTACTGCATTCCACTCCTTAGATCCTTTTGTAAGATTCCCCAGTTTTTCAAATAACTGCTGGGCTGAGATAATTTCTTTACTCGCATTTCTAACAACATTGTTGCGTTGTTCTTCGGCCTGTTTCTCTATTTTATTTGCTGTTTGTCTCAATGCTAAGTATGCAGTCAACACTGCTGTTAGTGTTACAAAAGCACCAATAACAGAAGTTAAACTAGCAACCCTGATCATTGTTATTACTCTGGAAAGAACAAGCAGAAACGGACCGAATGCTGCAGTTAATTTAACTACTGCAAATGTGGTTCTTTTCTGGGACTCACTCATTGTTGCAAATGTTGCAGATAATGTAGAAAGCTTATCATGCAACCCTGTCAACGTCTGAACTACAAAAGGTTTTAATACATCTCCAAATTGGACAAACGTAACTTTTAACGCAGCCATGGCCACATTCAATTTCTGTTGAGTAGTCCCTCCTATCTCCTCAAAAGCACGATCCAGCGATCCTGTGGCATTCTTTAATGCGTCAAATATCTGTACGTTGTATTCTACGTTAGCACCAAGTAAGTCCAGGGTCCCCATCAAAGCCCTGATGTTTGGAAATACATCAGCCATTGCCTGTTCATTCCCCTTGGTAACATCCCGTAAGTCTAACAAAGCCTGAATCAAACCTTGTTCCCGAATAGTTTTTCTAAATTGATCAGCACTGTAATCAAATCGTGCCATAGCATCTGCGGCCTGTTTGGATGGAGAAGCCATTGCAGATAATATAGCTTTCAACTGAGTAGAAGCTACACGAGCATTGGTACCCGTTCTGGTCATGCCAGCAAAAGCAGCACCCACCTGATCAAATGTAACCCCGTATTCAGAAGCGATAGGCAGAACCATTCCCATGGCTCCTGCCAGTTCTGTGGCCTCTGCTTTCCCCTCACGTACAGCAGCAACAAGAATATCTGTGGCTTGAGCAGCACTCAGATTTTCTTTACCGTAGGCATTCATTGCAGAAGTGACCAAGTCTGCAATGGTTTTGGTATCACCAAGTCCAGCGGCTGAAGCTTTGGCAGACATTTCTAATACTTCCAATGCTTCTGCTCCCCGAATACCAGCAGATGCCACAAAATATAAAGCATCCGCTAGTTCTTCAGGACCACGGCCCGTTACCATGGACATTTTCAACACCTCTTTACTCCACCCCTCTACAACATCTCTCGCTACACCAACAAGACCAATGATTTTAGTCATTGATGCCTCAAACTTTCTTTGGGTATTTACTGCAGCACCACCAGCCAGCACCATAGGAAGTGTTACAAACCTAGTCATGGCCCTCCCCGTCATCATCATAGTAGCACTAAGGGATGCCATGGATGACTGAGCACCTTTAATTCCAGCTTGGAAAGGTGTTGAATTCAAACCAAGTGTGGCAACTAACCTACCAATATCCATGTATCCGGCCATTATTTCTATTTTTTAGTAAGTTCTTGCTCTTTCTTAACTTTTTTATTTTGTACTGCTGCAAAAGATAGAAGTATGCTTTTCATCTCGTTTACTGTTTGTTCCTTTTTCTTCTCCCAATCAAACTGTACTAAATCCTGTGCTGTCTTATATTGTTTATGTGCTGGTCTCCCTGGCTGATGATTAATCAATACTACAGCCTTAAATCTAGCAACTTCATACAGTTCCCTACCCTGCGCTCTTCTAACCTCTGAAACGGTTTTTAATCCGTAGTAAAACTCAACAGGCGATAAATCATAGAACGCTTCGGAAGTAATTCCTAAGGTTGCCATAGCTAACCCGCATAGGCGGTTGTAGTCTACTTCCCCTTTTTCTTCGGTTTCTCTACCCCCGCCATCATCTTTTCCAAGAATTCCTCCGGAAAAAATTTAGCAACTATCTCCGTAAACTCAAAGAAGCAATCATCCAGGATATCAACCATATCTGACATCTTGTATGTGAACTTAATGTTTTCAATTTTGTGTCCTTGTTTCAATGCATAAAACAACATTGGTTCATATAAGGCAAGTTCATCTGTATTTGCCATACTAACTTTTTGTTCGGATTGCATCATCTTCAATGCATAATATCCAAGTTTTACCGGAAGCTGTTTGTCCTGATAAGTAATAAATTCTACTGCCATGATTATTCAGTTTTATTTGTTTATAAAAACCAACCTGTGATTAAGGTGGGTACTAATTAAGACCCGGAACCGCTATTAACGGTAACCTGTCCAGTGATTTTAAGTGAGACCGAGCTGGTGATCTTATCATCAGCCGTAATCTCAAGGGGAAGTTCAGTGACTAGCCCCACAAATTCAAGAGTTGTATTCTCTGCATCAGGCAGTACAATCTCATAATTTTGTGTGGTATCACTCTCAAAGTCTGTCTTCATCAGATCAAACGTCGTGCGTGAAAAGTTCATAGTCAACTGAAGGTTTCCTGCATCCCGAAAACCACCGATGAATTCCCTGTACCCTCCTGTAGAGTCCAAAGAAGTCACATCAATAGTATCACGAGACATTGAAGGGCCGGATATGGAATTGACTTCGGCAATATTCACCCAAGCACTTCCACTCCACCTTCTGAATAATGTGCCGACACCGGCTACTGCATTGCTCATAATTTACCTCCTTTTCGTTGTGAAATTAATAATAATAATTGCTCTCATATTTCCATCCAAAGCCATTTGGGCAGGTTCCCCAGTCGCTTTTATGGAAGTATATAATGTACTATTCCATGACTCTTGTGCCCGATCATGTAAATAATCCATTATATTTCTTGCTAGTGTCATTCCAGTGACATACGATAAATGTCTTACTCTGATCTGGAATGAACTATTATAAATTCGTTGCTCATCTAATGTTGTTTCAGCAGAAAATGATGGTGTATCATAAATAGTGACACAGTTATCCGGAGATGCTTGCTCATGTCCTATGAACAGGTTCGTTGGGAAAGCTAATCCCAAAGTGCTGTCATCAATCAACATGTCTTTTATGTCCTCGCTGCACGCATTCATTCGATTGTGGTTTTAACTATTTCAAGAATCTTTCTTTCATTCCGTTTTAAGGAATACTCCAAAAATTTAGGTCCCGATCCCGGACGAGTCCAGTTAATGGGATTCCCAGAAGGACTTTCCATCATCTCATGCACGGCTGCAGCATAATTTTCATTATACCCAAGACGTACAAATGGATCCCCATTTGAAGGTTTTTTATGAGAAGTTGTAAATGTACTACTTCGTAAAAATCCAGTATCCTCAGGGACTAGCGGAGATGTCCCACTGTCAGCGTCATTTAATACTGTTTTTGCAGCATATACTAAACCTGCAGCGGATCTATTCTGTATCTCCATTAGCGCAGCATTAATATTTCTAGTCACATCTTCTACACCCTGTAACCTCCAATGCTGCTTAGTAAGACCCCCTCCTTGTTTGAGATTCCCACCGGTTCTTTGCCAAGCTACACCATTTCTACCTACCCCTGTTATCTTTGCCATGATTACCTGTTAAAGTATGGTTTATTCAAATATGCTTTTGTAAGTGTCTTAGTAGAGTTTATCAATGCCGGTATCGTAGAATAGGCAATGATTCGCATGGACCCATCAACAGTACTGGGAATTGGTGCTGAATCTAAATCAGTTAGTTCTCCTAAGTACAAATATCCACCTTCCTGTATTGTGACATCAAGATATACATGGGCTTTACTCAGAATCTCATCTCCTTTCTCAGTGAGAACCATATCCTGTGCAAACTCACATCTCCCTGCAATCTCAACGGGATCATCAAATGTCCACCCATTGTAGCCATCCGAAACAGGATTACCCCAATAAACCAGAGTCTGGTTCAATAATCGTTTTACAAATGCTGGTGCTCCCATTATGAAAAGCTTGTTATTGCTGTTATATCTATTGTCTTTGTTCCCAGTTTAGCAAAGGAGCCGCAAGTGTCTAACTGTAAGACCATTTGCCCATAGGAAGTTCCTTTTAGTCCCTCCCCAAACTTTCCTGCATACGTGATTTCAGCTTCCCCAAGACGTTCTTTTATTCCTATCCGTTCTTGAGTAATAGAAATCAAATGTGCTGTCAGCCACCGTTCTATTTCTTTCAGGACCGATGCTGCCAGTCCACAAGTCACCGTATTGGTAACCATAGAATTTGCGATTGTGGCATATGAATCAATTGCTGCGTCAAGTAATGCTGTTGTAATAATTA